TTAAAGTAAATGTAGTTGTTGATCCATCTCCTCTAATAACATCGTCTAATTTTAAACGTGTACTATCATCAGAACTTATATAAACTTGATAAACATCTGTTGTTGCTGGAGCAGTAGCAAATGTAAATGTTCTAGTTGTTCCGTCTGCTGTAAATGTTTTAATGTTTGATGTTCCATAAGCGTCCCAAGGAAAATCATACCAACCTGATTTATCCCATCCTTGTCCTTGTGAAAACAATAATCCTGTAACCATTGTTCCACCGTAATCAACACCTGCCATAATTTGTGATAATTCATTACCTGGCATTCCTGCGGTTGGTGTGTAAAAACCTTTTGCTCTGTCTGATGCTGTTAAACCTGTTTCATCACCATAAACTTTATAAAGATCTCCTATGCTTTCTTTAAATTTTGTTGTTGACGTAAAGGCACTTGTTGCTTTATATAATTCGTTGTTATATCTAATTAATTGTCCATATGCATAAGAAGTTGATGACGCCCAATCTACAACATCGTGCGTAGATTTAATTCTGTCAAACTTCATTGTAACATCAAAATCTCTAACAAGATCGTTGTTTAAATTTGCATATGCTTTAGCAACAGTAGATGCGTTTGCTCCACTATCGGTTCCACCTGTAATTACAACAGTTGGCGTTGCTGTATAATTTCTACCTTTACCTGTTACAATAATTTGTGTAACTTCACCATTTTTTACTGTTGCTGTGGCAGTTGCCGCATCTGTGTCTGGTGTTGTGTACATTTTGTAATCACCAGATTTTGCAGTTTGTCCTGTAAATGATGTACTAGCAGGCATATAAAATGTACCTGTGAAATCATCAAATGTATATGAATTTGCTACACCTGAACCACTGTTATTTTGTGTGTCAAAAATTTGTGCTTGTTTCTCACTTGTAAACAATGGATAGTAATATCCATATGTTCCGCTTGTACTACCTGAACTACTTGTACCTAATACTTGGAATGGCCCTGTACTATTAACAGTACCTCCTAATATAGTTACAGTAGGTGCAACAGTATATCCTGCTCCTCCTGACGCAACAGTAATAGATGAAACATATTTTTTATGATAATCGTTCCACATCTGCCAAGGATATTCAGATAATTTACTTGTATCACTTGATACATTTAACGTTCTAATTTTTCCATCGTTGTCACTATAAAATGGTGGATTATCAAAATCAGTAAACATTCCATCTTCTGTATCTGTACCTGTGTAACCTAATTTGTATTCTCTTAATTTTGTATGAAATGGTTTTACTTCATTAATATAACTTTCAACCCAAGCATCTGTACCTGTTGTGTAGGTTTTTCTTTGATCTAGTTGTCTTGCAGAATTTTTAGCATTCATAAATGAAGTTTTAAACACCCAATCAACATAAGTTTGTTCAGATAATACTTTTCTTAAACCTGTAAAGAATAATGTATTATATTCTACAGCAAGATTATTAATGAATAAGTCATCTCTTAATGCAGTTAAAATTTTTCTTGTTTCTTTTGTTGGTTCTTGATCAAAGAAATTATCATCAAAATTATCTTGTCCTGCAAACCCTGTTGCATCTTGTGAATAATCATACAGTTTAGTTGATAATTTAATAGTTCCGTTTTCTGTTCCAACATTCTTCCAACCTGTAGAAGTTTTCATAAACAATTTCCAACCTCCTGTATCAGCTGATGTTACTTTAACGTGTTTTCCTATATCAAGTTCTAATGTATCTAATTCATATTGATACGTTACTTGTTTGTCAATTTTTGTATTTTCACTATGTAAATGTCCTAAATCACCACTTATGTCATACCAATCTATATAACTCCAGTATTTGCTAGTGTTATATGTTTGAACTTTTGTTCTCGTCCATTCTGTGCCATCCCAAGTGTATATTGCCCAAAATCCGTTAGCAGTTTCGTCTGCTGAAACAAGATATTTTACTGTTCCTGATAAGTCAGCAGTATTAATATAAGTTAAGTCAGCATAAGTGTCAACTTTAGCGTCCCACTCTAAACTTTCAGCAGTTGGTTCTAAATCTTTTGAATCTAAATTTGTTAAATTAATTGTGCCAATTAATTGATGTTTTTTCAAAATTATATTTGCATAATCAAGTGTTTCTTTTAAAGCATTATATCTATCTACATACCAACTTTGTCTTGGTCTAATATTATTTCCATATCTTTCGTTTACAGATAACCCAGGATCAGGCACTTTATCGCCGGTGCTATTTTCACCTATTAACGAATCCCACCAACGTGTTTCAATTTGTGTTCCCGGGCGATAAAATTTATCACCTTCTCTAACTAATTTCCATACTGAGTGTGCATCACCCTCAAATGTATTTGTTCTGATATCAGCATTTAAAATTATATTATCGTTTATAAGATTACCTACATTGTAAATTAAAAATTTATCTGTATCTGTTACTGCATAATATTTAAAATCAAATCTTTGTGGATTTGTAATTAAATTAGTAATATAAGCAGTAGTATTTTTTCTTTGCACCACACTATTAGTTGGCATACTAGTTTTATTTTTTACCCAATAATAATAGTAATTTACAAATCCATCAAGTACAGAATTGTATTTTTGTTTAACAGTATATTGTGTTTCGTTTAATGGTATTCCGTTTACTGCTTGAACATTAGGATCATTATATTCACTAGGTAATAATATTGTTTCTGTCCATTCATAAATGTCTATACTAGATCCAGGAAATGTTTTACCCCAATTGTTTGTTTTATATTCTTGTGTGTCTTGTTCATACCATAACCATTTTACTTTAGATAAATCCCACCAAACTTCTCCAATATGATCCTCTGCCCATGCTAGTTTAGTATTTGCATTGTCTCCAACATTATACGTTGCAGGATCCCAAGTTGTCTTAATATCAATTTCTCTATCTGCAATTCCAAGTATTCTACCTTTTACAGGATCATACAAATCATAATAATCTCTAATTTGTTTTGTAGATTTATTAAATTCAAACACTTGTCCAAGTTTATTAATATCTATTAATGAAGTTTCATATGTAAGTTGTTTCCAAGCATATTCACCATTAACTGTTAAGTCAAACTGGGTTACTGTTCCATCATTGCTAACGACTGAGCTTCCATCTGCTCCTATGTTACCGTCATCATCTGGAGCACCTACTAATACTGTATTGTCTATTACACATACACCTTTTCCAAAATCATCATTTGCAGAAACCTGTGTTGTTATTAGTCTGTCATCAATAATAAATTTTGTATTGTACATAGTCGCTGTATAAGCACCACCTGACCCAACATTTTCATCAACAAATCTTGTATCTTGCAAATCAAATGTTGTTTCGCCTGAATCAAATAACATTTCTCTATTATTTGAGAATTTTTCAGCACCAATTACTAGTCTTGTACCTGCATCATTTATATCTACTGTTGAGCCAAACTTCATATTAACTTGAGTATCGGGTGCTATAATTGTTTGTTGTAATGTATAAGCTAGTGTTGAATCTCCGTCAGCGTCCCATTTGTAATAATAAATGGCTCCGGCATCTGCTTGACTACTATCATCATATCCTGGTGCACCAACTATTAAAGTTGTACCATCTTTACTCATTGCTAATGATTCACCAAACTGAGTGTTTAAACTTGATCCATCTGAACTTGTTCCTTCTAATGTTTGTACAAGAGTAAACGAATGATGTACACTGTCATCACTTGATTGCGATGTTCTTCTATAAATTTCTACTTTTCCTGCTTGTCCCGGTGCTTTAGAACTAATAGCAAGTATATCACCATTATCATTTGCTTCTAGTCTATGTCCAAATCTTTTATTTGTGCCTGGTACAGATGAAGTTATTGTTAAATTTTGTGTCCAGGTATCATATGTAGAACCATCTGCACCAACTCCCCATTCGTACATATAAACTGTGCCGGCATCTGTACCTGTTCCTGGTGCTGATACAAACATATATTTTACTGAACTAGATCTAGTAGAACTAGCAGTCGGTTCACAAATTTTATGTGCCCAACCAAAGTTTTGTGATGCAACATCTGTTGGTGGTGTTATTGTGTTTAATATTCCGTATTTGAATGTTGTTGGTTCCCACAAATATATTTTAACTAAACCTGCGTCTGAAAATCTTGTACTGCCATCTGCACCAATTGTATTCGTATATGGTGCTCCTGCAACTACAAAGTTTTCATCTGTACTCATTGATAATGAATAACCTAATTTACTTGTTGAATCATCATTTTCAGTCATTGTTACAGAACTTTGTGTACTAAATGTTGTTCCTGCTGAAGAACTTGAACGGAATAAGAAATGAACAGCACCTTGTCCTTTTGTTGGTGCTGAAACTACAACTGTTCTACCGTCATTTCTTGCAACAATTTGATAACCAAAATCTTGATCTGCTGTTGTGGTATCTGGTGAAAGTATTCTTGCAGTTGTATATGGATCTTGTTTTTCATAAACACGCCATAAACCTAATGAATCTGCATCTGCAAAAACTTTATCACCTTCTCTTTCAATTGCATCGTTTTTATCTTCATATACATTATAACTTAAAAGATCATTCACGTTGTCCATTGAGCTTAATCTTACAGAAACAAATTTGTAAACATTTCCATAACTATCAGCGGTTGATCCATCTTCTAATGTAGGAATAAATGCTGACTCTCCTGTATAATCAATTATAACTGTTTTATGATTTGGTATACTACTAACTTGATATACTTGATTTAATGTTGTTTCTTCTGAATTGACAATTGCAAAATAATCAGGTAGTGTTGTTGTTGATCCAGCACTTAATCCATGACTGTCAGTAAATATAATTTCCATTTGTGTAGAATCATTAAGTGATCTTAATGACTGTATTTTAATTCCTGCTGATGTAAAACGATACACGTCCCAATCCAAATTTGATTTATTTGCTACCCATATTAAATCATTTTGTGTTAAAACATTAACATCAAGATTTAATAATTCAGTTATATTAAATGCTGTATGTTGTACTTGAGTTAATTGTGGATAGCCTGCGTTTTTATAAACTTGAATTGTATCTCTATCTATACCTGCTGTTGTATAATCATATCTTGCAAATGTTGAACTTGCTGTATATTCTACAGGTTTACTATAAAAATCATCTGCAGGAACTCCTAAACTTCTAGTATATGCTTTTGTGTCATTAGACGTACCCAACAACTCAATACTTTGTGGATTTGCTACAATCTCATTATCTTTTAAAGTTATTTGTATATTTTCTCTAGCGTCTGTATTACCAATTCTTCCAGTTCTAATCATCCATTCTGGATACAAATCTAAAGTAATATCAGACTCTTCGTATTTGGCTTTAAGCAATTTGTTAATTGCATTTTGAGTTCCTTTTTCTTTAATATATCCTTGATAAAATTTATATTGTGATACATCATTAACAAAAAGATTTTCTAAATAATCTCTTGACTGATACCCAATTAATCGTTGTGCAAGTTCTTGCTGTGATTCATCAAAATTATTTGATTCTAAATTATAAAAATCATTAAATTGTGAAATCTTATAATCAAAGTTTGGAATCAGCTGTGGTGCTGGTTTTTCTAATTTTAACATCCAACTTTCTGTTACAAATGTTGTACCTGAATTATGATTTATTTTTGCAACATAAAATCTTCCTTGATATTCAACACTATCACCAACTTTATAATCTGTATTTTTTAACCAATATGTAATCTGTGCGGCATCAAATACAAAGCCTGGTGCATAATAATCACCATTCCATCCTGCTGTTTTCCACCCTACTAATTTTAATTTTTGTTGACGGAATCCTGTATAAGGATCATAAATGATATCTGAAAACACTGTACTATTATCAAATAAAAGAATGTGTTCTTTTTGTACTGTATTCAAAGCAATATTATATAAACCAACATCTTGTGATTTTATTTCTAAATCAAAAGTTTTGCCAATACGTTTTGTTGACATTTCTCTTATATCAAGTTTTCTTCCACCTGCATCTAACGACGAATAATCACCAGATAAGTTTCTTAGTTTACCTACAATAGAATTATTAGTATCTAATTCAAAACCTTCTGCGGCAGGTGAAACTGTAATAGCTGACCCTGCAGACCAGTTTTGTGTAGTCCAAAATAAAAATTCTTTTACTGCATTCTGCCAATTTAATGTTTCTTTAATTTCATTTGAATATTTGTCAAATTTAAATCCTTGTTCTTCTAACCATTTTCCGTAACCAAACAAAAAGTCTGATACATCTTGAATAGTTTCAAATACATATCCATATGGAATAGTTTGAACTGTTTCTTGATAATTTGAATACCGTTCAACTTCTACATCCGATACAGAAACTTTTTTATTTGTAATTGATTTTGTTGGATAATAAAAATTGAAATATGGTTTTTTTGTTGAATATCCTAAAACTTTATAACCACCTAAAAGGGTAGATCCATCTATACCAATATCTGTATTCTTTTCTATTAATACACCTGAATAGTAAAAACTTTCTACAGGATTTGATGTTCTAAATAATATTTTATAGTTTTCATCCGGTACAAATTTAGAACCAGAAGTTGATCCTGGTGAAACTGAATCTGTTAATACTTTTAAATTATCTTTATCTGTGAACCCACCTAACTTATAAGCCATTTGTACAGACAAGTTTTTCATTTTTTTGTAATAAAAAATATTAGGATCAAGATTTCTTGAAGACAAATAATTAACTACAAAAGATTGGTACCCTGCTGTGTTGTATCTTGTAACTGTTCCTGTTGTATTATCTGTAACAGTTTCTATATGATATTTGGCTGTTGACAGTTGTGTTCTTATGCTTGTATCTGTATAAATTAAATTTCCTGATACATTTGTTGATAATCTAGATAGATCAAAATATAAATTAAAAAATTTAGCAGGTTTTGTTAATGCTAAAGTTTTCATTATAGTAAATGGGTATGCTGACGCTCTTCTCCACGATGTCTCTGCAGGTGCTTGGTCTCCAAATTTCCAACCTGCTCTTCTACCTGGAATATCAAAATTATCTACAAGTTTTGCCGCAATTGGGTCTAATAAGTTTCCTGATGCATCTACAGGAAGATGACTTGTAATTTCAGGTTTTCCATATCTTCCTGGCTGTGTTGCAATAGCGTCCCATAACACAGTATTGCCAGAAGTATAAGGTGCCACTCCATATGTAGCCTCCCAAGTACTTGGTTTTTCTGAATGTCCTAACATCTCCCATGGTCTTGTATGCGGTGAGTCAGTATCATAAAAATATTTGTATATGCCTCTCCAATGTCCTGGCAAACTTTGATTGTTTACTCGATCAGTTGATTTAGCATAATTGTATGTGAACGGTGACCCTTCTGTAAATTGTGTATTATTCAAATATTGAACATTATTTCTACCTGCCCAAACATAAAAATCCGAACCCATTACATCATTAACCTCTTGTAATGTATATTCTGTTGAGGCAAATGCTGATGGCATTACATCATTAATATCTAACAATGTTGCATCATACGTTGTTTTACAATTGTTATAAATTCTTTTTTCTAGTTCTAAAATTAAATCATCTCTTTCATCACCATATGCTTTAATGAATGAACCATCGTGTTTTCGTATAACCGATGTATCAGTAATATAAGTTGTATCAGTAAATTTCTCAGGTGTAAATTTTGGATACATTCCAAGTTTCGTTGGTGTTGCTGGCATATAACTTCCAGTTGTATCACTATAATCTTTAATCTTAATTTTATCATCTACTGCAAGTGTAGCTGTAATGTTTATACTATCATCAATTGTACTAAACGTATAATCTGTGCCAAGTAACAATTGAACATCATTTAGATACACATATACCGCTCTATTGCTTGGTGTAGTAATATCAAATTGTGAATCAATTGCATATTCTGTTTGTGAAGCACCTTGTACAGTATAAGATCTTACTGAAACATTTTCACCATATCCTATCATATCATCATAATAAAATGGAAAAGTATTATTTTTTCCTTGACCAATTGCTTCAATAATTTCATCAACTCTGTCTGCGACGACACCTTCATATGCTGTACCAACGGCCTTAGTTAAAAATGAATCATACCATTTTTCATATTCTAAATTACAATAATCAATTGCTGATAAAACGTTTGATTCTTGATCAATTAATCCAAATACTGCTGGAAGTAATGTTCCTTGATGTTGTTTTATTGCTCCACCTTTTAATCTTGCATTTGGTTTATCTCTTAAATTTGAAACTCCTGGGGTAACACCTGTAATATCTTGATTTTTATCAAAAATATCTCTAACATGATTTAAAATTTGTCCAAACGTAAACGTGCCTAACTGTGCATTTACACTATTTGTTGATAAATTTTCTGGTACTTCATAAATTCCTTTAGTTGTTACTTTGTCGGCTGAACTATATCCAGCAATTCTAACTTGATCATCAACAGTTAATTCTTTAACAAATTTCACATACTTGTTAACTGTACCATCTACAAGAGTATAATCAGTTGTTAAAGTTTTTCTTATACCGTTTACTAAAACAGAAACTTCTAGATCCGTAAGTGATACAGAATCTTTATAAAAATCAATTGGAAATAATTGTTTTTCTGTATCATCTACAATAAAAGTTCTAATTACTCTTTGCTTACTTTCATTAGTTCTTTCAATCCAAGCACTTTTACTATTATGTGTTCCTGCACCTGTTGTATAATGTAAATGTCCTTCTGCTAAATTTTTTGTTACTGTTGTTGTATCTGATTTATATGTAAATGTACCAGATGTATGATCTGAATCAAATACAATATCTCCCACGTTGTTAATTGTATTATATTTTACTTTCAATCCTAATACTGTATCTGTTGTTGATGTGTCTGATATTGCATATGCAAAAACTTTAGCTCCTGCAAACGTTGAATTTATATACTTTGTTTCATCATCAAATGAAATATCGTTATTATCCCACATACCAAACAATGGTTGTTGATTAACTTTTGTTTTATTTTGTGATGTTGTCCAAAGTTCTGTTGTTGAATTATAGTAAAATGTTTTACCTTGATTGACTGTTCCAAACTCTATAAAAATTGATTCGTTATTTGCTGGCGTACCGTCAGACGCTTCGGTTAATGTAATAACCTGCGTTGAATCTCCGGCTGTTACAAAATTAACGTCATAAATTTTATTTTTTACAATTGGGTCTGTATCTGCGGCAAAAACTACTCGCATGCCTTCTGCTAAACTTAATCCATCAACAATATAACCTGTTTGATTTACTACACTGCTAAATGCATCTGTTGTTACTGTATCATAAAGTGTAACAGATTTTTTTGCCTGCGTTCCGTGATTATAAAGTGCAAGTCCAGAATCAAATTCTATAATTGGTCTTTTTGCTCTGTCAGTTTCGTTTAACGTTGGTGTAAAATCGTTAATTTCTGCTGTTCTTTCTATAACAGATCTATGAAACCATCTATTATATCTTGACCATGCATTTTGGTCTAATGAATCTCTTTTAATAGTAATGTAATCTTGTGTATCTGGTCTATAAAATGCTTTTGCATATGGTCGTGAATCATAAGTTACACTATCATATAAAATAGTTGTTTCAGTTGCATATGATTCTGGAGTCATTAAATCTTCAATATTTGTTAATGTTATAGAATCACCTACTCCTTCAACATAATATTCTTTATTTTGATACGCCGGATCTACAATAGACGTTTTAAATTTAATCTTCATTCCGTTAGATAAATCTAAAGTTCGTAATGAATAATTTTTAACTCCAATTATGTCATTAGCAAGATTAAGTTTTTTATTTGAATCTATCGTTTTAATTTGTAATACACCATACATAGCATCGTGATTGCCACACTGATAATATAAAGTATCAGGTGCACTTGTTGGTACTGTAAATGTAACTGTACCGTCTGCTGTTCCGTTGTTTGTTACGCCTGTTGTATATAAAGTTGATGTTGAACCATCTGTAGATAGTTTATCCTTATAAGGTTCTGTCATAATCCACAATGGATGACCTTTTGCGTTTACAATAAATTTGTATGTGTTACCTCTGTAAAGAGTTAAAATTGGATTTCTTTCATTTTCTCTATGAAGTAAATTCCAAGCACGTGCTGAACTACCATCATCTGGCCATGCCTCAACTTTATATTCTGCTACTGCTGATGGACCAATTGTATCAATTTCAATTGCATTAAGACCTTCAGGTATCCAATAATATTCTCTGTAATTAACAAGTTTATCATAATCAATGGCCGGATTCCAGCTGTAAACTTTTTCTTTGTTTAGTCTATCATGGTTATCAACTTTTCCACCAAAATATTTTATTTGATTAATATAGTCATCATAAGTTCCTGTAAATTTAACTTGATCTTCAGGATTTACCGATGTTGTATCTTTATCTGTATATGTTACGGCAGGTTCTAATTGATATGCAAATCTATCTCTGCTAGTTGCACTAATATATCTGTCAGTAATTTTTCTTGTATAAGCATCTTGTCTACCAATAAATCCATCTAATCTTTCTAATGCACCTTTTTGAATTAAAGGATCTAATGTACTAGATAAAAATCTTGTGTTAGAATCTGTTCTATAAAACGCAGGTAAATGCTGAATAGTTCTACGATACTCGTTGTTACCTTGTTTAACAACTTCTTGGTTTGTTAATGCGTTTGTTGGGTTATCTGCCATTAGTATCCTGTCCCACTACTGCCGGTACTTGAACCGGAGCCTAATGTAGTGGAACCTGACACTGCTGAACCTGTTGTAGTGTTTGTTGTAGCGGTTGACGTGCTTGTTACAACTGTTCCTGATGCTTCTAATTGATTAGCACCTAACGCAGTTATAATCGAAACATCACCAACGGTGGCCCCACTGATAAAAATCTCGTCTGCCGCTGAATCTAGTTGAAACAAAGATCCAAAACTTTGTCCAGATTGATTTGGTACAATCACAACTGTCAATAAATGTGGTGCCAGTTGATTGTGTACAAAAGCGGCTAATTCTGTAAAATAAAATGTATCACCAAAATCCCAATTGTCTAATGCAAAAAACTCATTTATTGCCGCAATTACTCTTGTTTTAACAACTGCATCTGTAACATTAGTTTTAGGATTTTTTACAACTTTAAAAGTTGCTTGTAATTCTTCATCAGCATTTGTTCCAAATAATATTTTATATTTTACAGGATGATATATTATTTGATCAGATAATGATTTTAATGGATTAAGTGTACCAGCATAAGAAATTCTCATTTGATCTGCTGTTGATGGTATTGGTTTAGTACCTCCGTCTTGCAACCAAATTCTATATAAATTATCGTACGTTCTTTCTAACATATAAACATCTACAATATTTGATACTGCAGGATCTATTCTAGTTTCTTGTCCTGCATTGTGTTTGTATTGGAAAGATATAGAACTTCTTCCTCGTCTAGCAATATAATCTGTTGTAGTTGTTAACGTATTTGTTGTTGAACTATATTTTTTAATAACATCTTCAGCTAAATCATAAAAATAAAATAATTGATTATCTGCGTATGTTGCACTAGATAACGTTATGTCTGCTTCGTTTAATGAAACTACAAAATTTGATGCGGCATACGGTTTGTATCTTGCTATATTATTATATGAAATATATTTTTCAAAGAAAACAAATTTTAGAGTAGGACTTGTATCTGGTTCTACTATAATATCAAAAATTTCTGGATTATCTACTACATTGTCATCATCGTCGTCATAAAATCCAACTTTTACTTTTCTATTATCTTGATACCCATCTACTTCTGTAACTGTATCTGTAACTTGCCAATTAATTGGATAACCAATTGAATTGCCTGTTGATACAATTGAGTTTGTTTTTAAAATTTTTACTGTATCTTTAACAGATTTTCCTGTTTTATAATCATAAATTTTTTCTTGTGCATCATAATGAAACTTGTTTTGTCCTTCGGATTCAAACACATAATTTAAACTTCTATATGTTACTGTATACGTGTTACCGTCATTTGTAAATTTAAACCACCAACTTGTATCTAAATTTGTGCCTGTTGTTGATCCTGTATTACTTAAACTAAACACAGAACTTGCACTTAAATTTGTTGCTGTTATTACTTTCCAAGTCTCAGTATCAATATCATATCTTAAACCAAACTCTTCGTATGCTTCTATTCGATCAATTATATCTGTTTTTAAATCGTCTGCAAATGTTGTAGTTAAGTTTGGTATAACTAACGATATCACAGAACCGTCTGGTATTATATTATTAAGTGTAACTGGTCCAAGACCTGATTCTAAATTACCTACACCACTGTTAGCACCATCATTAACTACTGCACCAATTTTTGCCCACATTCTATCTTCTGCATTATCAGTACCTAACGTTACAAGTGTGTTGTTTAAAAATTCTCTTGTATCTGGTGATGTAAATTTTATTAATGATCCAACTTTTGCATATTTCAAGTTAGATGTTGCAAAGTCACCTGTTACAAGTGGACCACCTGATTTGAAATATCCTGTATTTGTATTTGTTGCTGTAGTAGTTGAATTCCACGTGGCTGTCAATGAACTTAAATCTTTAGTTCCGTATTTTAAATAATAAAAATGTCTTGAATATGCTTCTTTAAGTTTTTTCTCTATTGAATTATCAATTGTTGACTTAATAGTATTTCTATTACTAAAAGTAAATGTAAATGCGTTTGTACTTTCTTCTCTATAAAGTATTCCGTCGTCAGCAAATACACTTACATTTGAATACGCTCCTGTTGGATCTAAAATTTCTTTTGCTCTAGATATACCCGATGCTGATCTGTTTACTGATCTTACTTTAATAATCTCTTGTGATGCTGACAATGGCACAACTTGGTAGTCTTCTGCAGTAATCATTCTATTTTGCGAATAATAAACTTGTGCCGCTTTTTCTTTAATAGAAGAATTTGACTCTGTTGTGGCTGAATTATACACCGAAGATTTAAGACTTAAACTTAAATTTAGTGTCTGACTTGCACCATTAGCATCTGTATATGGAACATTTATTTGTATACCTTGCATATCAGCAGGTTGAATCATATATTTGGCATTGTCACTTTTTCTATAATATAGTCTAAATGTTCCTAGAGGTAAATTACTAAAATTTCCATCACCAAATACTAAATCAATTGCATCATTTGTTTTTGTCACAACGTTATAAATGTTTCTTTCTGTTTTTGCCAAAGAATTATAAATTGCATTATTACCTGACAACGATGGAACTTGTGTCCATTGTTCAAAAAGTTGTCCAAATTGATCTAACTTGTACAACCAAACATCGGTATTATTAATATTAGTTGCAGAAATTGATTTAACATAATTTGTAATTGCTGTATCAACTGTAAATTCTATATTTTCGCTTATACCTTGTTTAAACAAAAAGAAAAAACCTGTGTTGTTAGAACTATCACCCGAACCATCTGTTCTGTAAGTATATGTTAAACCTGTACCTGGTACTGGAGGTGCTTCATAAATTGAATCACTATCTGCAATACTACTTGGAGTTATTTCAAAAGTTCTAGTTGATCCACCTATAGTTGTTGAAAAACTATGAATTGGTAAATCAGTTTGCTCAGAACTTAAAGTATAGACTTCAGTTGATATTCCACCAATTGTTCCTGACTCTCTTGGTGAACCAAAAAGTTGTCCAGTTTGATTTGCCGCATTTAAAATTGCAATGAATTGTTCTCTATAATTTGAATTTGCTGAATCATTCCAAATTATATTTTGATTTACAAGATTGGCTCCTGTAGAATCATTTACATCTTGTGTTGTAGATATAGAATCTATTTTTAATAATCCTGTTGCAGGTTGATTTCTTCTAGCATTATAGCTAATTAATCTTGCTAATCTTAGAACAGAATTTCTTCTTTCTGCAGTTTCTAGAAAGTTTTCTCTAGCATTTAAATCTACTCTGAAAGAAAGTGCTTGAGCAACGTAAGCAATTAAATCAATAAGTGCTACATATTCTGAACTTTCTACAAAATCATTGAAATCATCTGGATAATTTTCACGTAGATATGCCACCATTGTTCTACGTAGCGTTTCAAAATCGTACGATTTGAAATCTGCCTGATTGAATGCTTGATAAATTTTACGCCAATCCTCGGCAACTAATAATCTGTTCTGTCGTTCTGTTGTGGCCATAATGTGTTTATAACAATATTTATAGTATTAATTATATGCGTATATTAAGATAAACGTAATAATGAATTCTCATCAAAACTAAATTGTAATTTCTCTGTAATATCTAAAGGCACATACGTTATAGTAGCCTGTATTGCTATACCGTGATCTTTCTCAGAAACCAGTATTTCTTGTGTACTAATTCGTGCATCTGCATTTAAATTTTCAGTAATATCATCGATTATTATATCTTTTAAATCCTCTGTAAATGGTTCAAATAAACAATCATATATTATTGTGCCAAACTCAGGATTCTCCACCCTTTCGCCCTTTCGTACCGACAAACGATTTATGAGATCCTGTTTAGCACACTCAAAATCATAAACCTTAAAGTTCTGCTTTTCAGCTTTTGATGAAAATCCTTTAAACGTAACTGACGAGTTACTTAAATTTTGGTTTGTTTCTGATTCGTATGCCATTTAAAAAAACTTTTTTATTGCACTTGTTATATTGTCTCTTACTGAGACTATTCTTCCTGCAACAACATTATATCCTTGTTGTATGATATTTACCACACTGGGTTTTTCAGTTAATATAGGCTTAACTTTAAACCAGTTTGAATAATTTTCTTTAAATATTTTTTTTGTTTCTTTAATTTTAATTGAATTACTGTTGTTTTTCAGTATGGATTTTGTATACTGTTTTAAGTCTGCTTTGTATTGCCCATATTTTATTGCAGGTACATCAGATAGTCTATTTCTGTGTTCTACAAATTCTTTAGCGAGTGGATTCTTAGCAAGTTTATTCCAAGATTTTCCTAAACTGCCTAGGTCCCATGGTTTTACACCTACTGAACTAAATGCTGGTTTTCTAGTAAATGGTTCGTGTGTAACAAGGTCTGTAACAGTTGTTTTTGTATTTGTTGTTAATGGTTTAATATATTCCCCATCTGTTATAACTTCAACATCATTTTTACTTTTATCAATTTTAATTCCAATTCCTGCAGGTTTCAACCAACTCGGTCCCCAACCGGAAATACTTGCTCCTCCTCCTGAACCTGGACGACCCATTGGTTTATTAAAATGCACCTTGGATCCTTGAAGATGAAATTCTCCACTGGCGCCATGTAATTGCTGACCAGCTGTATAAGATGATATACCTTTTTTGCCGTAATTTTTTATTGCTCCTGATTGTGAACTGCTCAAAATTCCTGAATCTCCTATAACATGAACCTTTTTTTCAGCATTTAAATTTAAATTATTTTCTGCTGTAAATTTAATATCGTTAGTGGCATGGAATTGAATATCAGCATCTGAATGTACATTAAAGTTTCCACCAGTTCTTAAACTTAAACTTTCTGCAGAATAAATGTGAATTTTTCCTTCGGCTGTCATTTCAATAAATGCATCTCCTGATCCATTAGCAAGATATACAACACCTTCTGTATCATGCATTAAAAGTTGATGTCCTGATGCTGTTCTTAATCTTGTAAGTTGATTATCACCTGCTAAATCACCGTCATCCATTACAAACGTATGACCAACGCCTCTTGTTACATAATCAGTCGCTCTTGAATCTTTTGTACCTACTGGAACTTTTGTTGTTGTTGTATCTTTTCTTCCTGGGGTGCTTATTCCAAACACCTGACTTGGAGATTCTCGTCTTGCAGAAGAAGTAGTATTACCTCTGATATTGTCTGCACTTAATCCTTGTTTAACTAATATATCTGCAAACGGGTGAATAGGTTTTGCGTTTGAATCATAGTTATTGTTCATTAAAGCACCGGCCGCACTTCTGTTTAATTCTCCTGACGGTACATTCGTTGACCCATACGTTGATTTTTTATCAACACTTGCATTTTTCATTTCATTTGGATTATTAGTATCTAATCCAGTTGTTTTATCAAAAGTATTTTCACTTGATGCAATACCCGGTACCATGTGATTTGTGTAAGGGTCTTGTATACAACCAATCCAATATGCTTGATTTGTTTTACCTTCAGCAAAAATTACTAAAACTCTTGTTTCTAAATCTGGTGGAACACCCCAAAAACCATAACTGTGTTGGCTACCTGCATAATCTCTTGAATGAGGAATATTATATTTGTCTGCTTTTGCACCATAAAACGGAGATAGATATTCACAAGTAATTAATTGATGTTCGTGTGGATTATGTGTTTTTGCAAGTGAAGGAATAAAAACACTCAATCTACCCATTCTAGCGGGATCTTTATTTCCTTTAACAATGCCTATATATGGACCGGGCGTTAATGCAGTCCAACTTGCGTCTACACCTGGTGCTTCTGGGGTTGACGTGGCACCACGTAAATGACGCTTTAATACTGCCATTAACGAATTCCTCCAGTTACTTTGTTTAATACTTTATTATATGTATTTTTAAAAATTTTTTGTGCTTTAGATTGAATATTAACTATATCATCAAAAGTTTCTGCGTTAAAATTGCCTTTTTTAGGAGCAACAAATGTTTCTCCATTAACTCCAGAAATTTTATATTCAGTATATGGTTTTGATATATCATAACCTTGATTATTAAATCTTACCATATGCAATACATTAGTATATTTGCCTTCGTTAAAACTGTGTTCTACTTGTACTACTCTGTACAGACCTGAAAAAGATACAGATTTTATATTCTGTAATTCATATGTACCTTTTTTATCATTTATATCTGTAGGCATTCTATAATTTAATAATATAATTGGTTCGGCAACATCCGCATTATAACATTTAAGGTCGTCATTCCAAATAGTATTCCTAGTATGTTGAAATATACCAATGTTTGGGTCAACACTTTCTCCATCACCAGTGAATTTTGGATTTGCAGGTATAAATTGTGATTGTGAAATCCATGCAGGATCTCCTAAAATCTCCATTCTTATATTAACCATATCTGCTTTTGGATGAGATAAGTAATCTAAAAATTGATCAAATGCTGTAGTACCTCCAACTGTTAATCCTGTGCCACCACTTTGAGCCATCCCTGCTTCTGATTTTAAAATAAACGTTTGATCTTGGGCATCATCCCGTGCAGATGTCCTTGCTGTTTTTTCAATATGAGGATTATGGGTGGTTGCTACTTTATTTTTTTTAGTATTATCAACATTTTTCAATTGTGCGGTAAAGTATGCAACTCTATACTTAATATTAAGATCAAGTATATCAACATTCTCTCCTGTAAAAATATAATTGTAGGTTTTGTGTACAAAATGTTTGAAATTATCTCCTGTACTAACCCCAGGTATTCCACCTGGAATACTATAAGCATGAAGTTTATACGGTGAGATTACATATTCTATAAGTTTAGTATTTGTTTTTCTTTTGGGATCAAATACTGTTGTTGGGATTACAGTTGATCTAATTCTAAAATAATCAAAATGCATCTCTGCCGTTTTAGATGCCTCAAATACAGCCGATGCACCACCTTTAACCTCTCCTAACTTCCTTTTAACAGTACTCTGCCAATCTTCAAATTTGTCATTGGTTACCGTTGGGTGTGCTTTCATTATATTTTCTAAAATATATGTAATGGATTGGCCTGCAGTTATTTTCATGTATTCTACATCACCCATAGAAGTATCTACGTTTGCCGCTTTGAATAACGCGGCATCAACTTGACCTTCTCCATACCCTGCTGATGTGTCATAACTTTGTGAAAGCATTTTCAGTTGTTGTAAACTTTTTATATCAGGTATGGAAGTGGACGGATTAAAAGATTCATCAAATGTAATTTTATATGTGTCAGGTATTTCATTTATTCCAGCATCTGTTTCGTCTTTAACTTGTTTGTTTAAAATTTTCTCTAATTCTTCTGCTATTGCACCAAATGTTTTCTTTGCTGGTATAATTGTTCCTGCTGTTCGTACCTTATTGTAATGGTTCAGATAAGCGGCTTCGCCAATTGGAATGGCAGTCACTGAATATACTGTTCCCCCTTGATTTATATCAAGTTCCATGTCTATTAACTTAATCGGAATCACCCGCTTTAAATTTTTTCCATCTTTAATTGGCTGACCTTTTTCATCCCATCCTACAAAATCTATTGTTAACATATATGGTGCATCTAAATGATCTAGGTATCCGTTATTTGCGGCCGCGGCTTTAATCCTCTCTAATAAAGTAATACCCCATGGTTCAACAATTTCCATTTGAATCTTTGTAACAGATGTCATTCTTCTTTCTTCATTTAAACCTGGAACAGAATTCATTTCGACATTTTTAAAATACATATCATTATTTTTTTGAAACTCAACTTGACTATATTCAAGTGCTTTTTTCATTTTTTCATTGTTATTAACTGTTTTTCGATTTTCAGGTGAAAGATTATCTTGTCCTGGTGGACCTTCTTTCATATTAGCAGTTGGTCCAATCCCTGCACTTCTTATTATTATGTCGTGTAGTTTGGAATTTAATAATGTGCTTACATCTTCTAAATTACTTTGACTTAACGCTGATAGTGTGAATAATACATTGTAAGACGCATATTTCCATAATTGATTTGGATCAGAAATATTATGAAGAAAGGTATGATCAGGTCCAGTTTTGGTTTTAGTTTCATCTTTATTAGAGTATGCAATTTCGCTGTCTCCACTTAAATCAGGAATATAATGTTCTCCATCAGCGTAAAGTCCATCTTGATAAATTTGTCCTGCTGACTTTGAAATAGTATTACCTGATGCATCTGTAACTTTTCCTCTAGTTCTAAATTTTGTATTATTAACTATCTTATAGTTGCCATGGCCTGCGTGATACATGTCTGATGTACGGTTTACTTTACCTTTACCATTTTTAACTCTAGCCATAGTTAAACTCCTACATCTTTAAGCACATTATCTTTTTTAGGCAACTGAATAGTTACTCCTATTTTGAAATCATAAATTGGATCTTCGATTTGGTCTGGATTTCTTTGTGCAAATACCCACCAAAGTCTTGGTGTACCATAAAGATCATAACTTAAAAGATCTGGTCTATAAGCATAAGTTCTTTCTATTGTGTAACTTTGATCATCTAATTCTGCTGTAATTGTTCGTGGGTTTAGCACATCGAGATAATCTGAAAACTCTCGAGTTTCAAAATATGGTGATGTATTTGAGTATCTAGCCATTAAATAAATCCTACCTCATTACCTTTACCATTTAATTCACCACGCACAAATTTTTGCATTGAAAAGTCCTTAACAGAATCTCTAGAGTAAATTGGTGTAATTAATACAGAAATATTTGACAGTGTGGGTGCCCATGTTTGGTCTTCACCTTCCGCGTTCATAAAAAATCCTGCGTCTGCGCCAGACAACTGTTTGTATGGTGTATTGGACTGTTTCGTTGAAATGTAGTCGATACCTTGTCTTAATTCAACATTAAAAGTGTTTATAATCACAGGCACTTTACTAAACATATGATCTCCATAACCTGACAAATGTAAAATTGGTGGTGGATGTCCTTTCAGCTCTTGATCGGCTCCAAAAAACATTTTAGTTGCCGTTCTTAAAAAATTTATAGTTGCTACCCAATGTTTAGCATCGTCTCGATTCTGTACAGGAAATTCTCCAATAATATTCATTTGATCTACTTGTGAATTTTGATATGCAAAATGTGGATAGTTACTATGTATTTGTTCCATTGCATTATAATTTGCACTATGTTGAATTACCATTGCTGGTGTCAATGGCCAAAAAATACCTCTGCTATCTTTTAACGGTGCCATTAGTGTGTTATTATCAAAGAAAAAAGTTTCTAAAGGTGATCCATGGGGTACTTGTAATCTCACACGCCAATCTTTTTTGTCATGACGTCCTGACCATTTGGCTTTAGCATTCACTATTCGCGAGTTTGTTGAAATTCCTGAACCCAGTAATCTCGACATGGTTTTGTTTATAAACCCACCTGCTACGTTTTTTACTATACTTCCTAATGTTGCCATTTTTCTGGTTGCGATCCTTTGTTAAATTTCGTATACTTTAAACATATTTATAGGCACAATTATAGGCGCATTTAATTCCCTTTACGACACGATTCAACAGACCTGTTTGTGGTCATTTACTAAAAATTAGAGATAATTATGAAACGAGTGAAATACCTAAATAACCGAGATCTGTTGGCTCAGATACACGCCAGCAAAAATACCTATTGTTCATACATAGCATCAGAATATGCACAGTATGATGTAATTGTATCTGATGTTAAAAAAATAAATGCTAATGCTATTGCCATGGCGAGAAAAGCTCGTTCCAAACGACTTACACAACAAGCATGGGAAGAGGCTAAAAAAACTGGATTAAAAAAAATTAAATTAAGTGATTACACAGTTAGCACAAGAAAAATTGATAAAACTGATTTGGTATTCAGAGTAAAGACATATGTTCATATTCCTACTGATTCTACTAGAAAGAAAAATCCTAAACAAGTATCAGATCATCACAGCAAAGTAAACTTTCCGCCTTTCCAACATTACAAAATAGATAAAAAAGGCAAACCTAAATGTGTAGGAAAATCACACTGGGTTGGTGGAATGTCAAATGGGCATTTCTCTTGTGATCATGGAAAAATTACAAACAGTCTTGCAATGATGTTTATGAAATTGTGTGAACGTTACGGTACAAGAGCAAACTGGAGAGGTTATACTTATAATGATGAAATGCAATCACAAGCACTAATGCAGTTATCACAAATTGGTTTGCAGTTTGATGAAAGTAAATCAGAAAATCCTTTTGCATATTATACCGCGGCAATAACAAATTCATTTACACGAATCTTAAACATTGAAAAGAAAAACCAAACTATTAGAGACGACTTATTAGAACAACATGACATGATGCCATCTTTTACAAGACAAAACGATAATCAATATAACAATTATGATTATAAAAAACGTATAGAACATGGTGAAGTCAAAACAGTTAATAAAACTGGTATTGCAAAACTAAACAAAAAATTAAAAAAAACAGGAGAATTATCACAGGATGACTTTGAAGATGTAGGTTATAAAAAAATAGAATTAAAACAAGGAAGAAAAGTTCCAGTGATAAAAAAATGGTAAAATATGTTTTTTAAAAAAGTTGCTTGTTTCACAGATATACACTTTGGGTTAAAAGGTAACTCACGTGTACACAATGATGATTGCGAAGCATTCATTTATTGGTTTATAGAACAGGCTAAAGCACATAATTGCGAAACTTGTATATTCCTAGGCGACTGGCACCATCACAGATCAGTAACTAACGTTTCTACAATGAACTACACCGTATCTAATATGGAAAGATTAGGACAAGCATTTGAAGATGTTTATGTAATTATGGGAAATCACGATTTATTCTACAGAGATAAAAGAGAAATTAATTCAATGGAATATATTAGAAATATTCCTAACGTTCATATTGTTAATGAGTGGATAGTTAAAGATGATGTTGCAATTATTCCATGGATTGTTGGAAATGAATGGACCATTATTGAAAAAATGACACAAAAATATGTGTTTGGGCATTTTGAACTACCATATTTTAAAATGAATGCAATGGTAGATATGCCTGATATTGGTGGAATTAAAGCTGAACATTTTGCAGGTTGCGGAGAAGTATTTACAGGACACTTCCATAAAAGACAAACAAACAAAAATGTAACTTATATGGGTAATGCGTTTCCACACAATTACGCAGATGCATGGGATGACGAACGTGGTATGATGATCATAGAATATGGTAATGAACCAAAATATACTAATTG